TTTTGGCTTTCTTTTTCTTGGATTTTTCAGGTTTTGAAAAACGGCCCTGATTATCCCTTTTAGGTTGGGGTTGGGGTTGTTGAAGTCCCTCCGGGAAAGAGTTATAAGCCACGAAATGAGTAATCTTTTTGTATTTTTGTTGAAGTTTTTTATCCTTCATATGCCAAAGATCATCAGCCTCAGAGGGGTGTAGAGAATTAATCAATTCATGCCAAAGAGATTCACGCTTTAAGTTGGTTAACGTTGGATGTCCTCCTTCAACAAATAAATACATTTTTCTCATTTCATAATTCAATGTAGCGCCATCATCAACGCCTTCAATAAACCCTCTTTGTGGATTAAAACTTTCTTCCTCTACAATTTCTGGTCGACCTTCAGGAAGAATAAATTTTATATCATTAAAATTATATCTCAATATTTCTTTTACTGCTTTAGTTGCATTTTGTCGCAAATAGTTAATACGTTCTACATCAGAACTTATTCCATTTGCAATAGACAAAATTTCACTTGTCATTTTAGCCGACATAATATCTCCTAAAATTCATTTATATGCTCCATTAAATTTTTAAGTTTATATTTTATAAAATAATTGAAAAGTCTAGACCTACCAACTTCGGGTTGATTAACATATTCATCATCAATATTGATTTGTAACCATTCAGGTATTTTAGTAAAATCTATTAACATTTCATTTCTACGATAATTACGTAACTGTTCACCTTGACAAAATACATCAGGTTCAAGTTCAGACCAAACTGATATCTTTTTCTTTGATAATGGTGTTTGTCTTTTATCCGTAACAACAAATGTGTCATCAGAAGACAAAAAATTTGGAACACCATCACTTGTATCGCCTCTAAGTATATGTTCTCTTAAAAAGTTATCTGGATTATCAGTATTAAGAAATTTCTTCGTGAGAGGCGAATATTGATTCACATTTTTATATTTTTGTAACTGAACAAAATCCTTATCACTTGATAATATTAAAATGGGTTCTTGTTCATCATAATTATACATGTATCGTTTCATTACAATAGTGGCAATAATGTCGTCTGCCTCTGCTTTATCTATGTATATAACCTTATAGGGAAAGTTTTCACTTATCTCTTCTCGTACTATATGTAATATTCTGTATAATTCAACCCAATCAAAATCAGATTTATCTCTTGTTGTTTTTCTTTGAGCTTTATAATATTTGAATGCATCCTTTCGCCAATTGTCTTTTGCATCACAACAAACTATCAGTTGACCATATTCACCTCTAAATTTGTGATGATACATTCTTATAGTATTTAAAACAGCATGTCTGACAAAATCTTCAGACATCGACCTTTTATTCATCATCACATTTGCAATAACGATTTGCGAATAATCAAGTAATATCATTTTACAATTTTAAGAAGTATAGTTTCATTATTAATGCGACCAGTTAAGTCTTTTTCTTTAGAATTAATAGACTCATATTGTTTTTTAATCGCAAGTTTACCACCAGAAAGCATTTTTGTTAATACTTCTTCTGGTTTTCTTACTTTTTTACATTTAGAAAGTGATAAATCAAATCCTCGAAGAGTGCTTCCTTTTACAGATAGTCCTGCATGACCTTCTGCTTGATACACACCAAGTTTACGATACTTTGAATTAAATACATACAATCGATCAGCACCAACAATCTCAGATGGGTTAATTGATGCTATTTTATATTCATCATCTTGTTTTTTATAGTTCAACTTAGCAATTTGTTTCGAAACCGAAATAGGTTTTTTCTTTCGTGGCTTTCTTTGCTTATTAGCATTTGCAGAATATCGTTCACAATCACTAATAATTGTCTGAATAAAATTCTCATATTTAACAAGTTGCTTCTTTGTCATATGAGCATAAGATTCAGCTAGGTCTTCGTCTGTTGGAATTGATTTTATTTCTGTTAAATAGGGCTGAAATTCATTTGATATCTTTTTAGCAATTAATCCCTTAACTTCTTTACTAACTAACCAATCATATACGTTTATAGTCGGCTCATAATCATTGTCAAAAAAACTATCTATAGATTGCTCTATTTCAGAAGCATATATAGATACTTGTTCTTTTATATAATTTTGAATTGAAGGCTTATGATCATTTCCATTAATTTTCTTTTCGATAGATTTTTGTTCAACAACAAGTTCACCTTTTTTCTT